GATGTTTGTACCGCTGAACCTAAAGACTCTAAAGCAACAGTCAACTGATTAGCCCGATACTCTGGCAGACGGAACTCACCTAGAAACGCCGCAGCAATCTCAGCAGGCTTAGTTGTAGAAGTAGTCAAGTTATCTGTCTGACCGTACCCCTGCAACCCATAAAGCAACTGACTAGCAGTATCTTCAACAACAGCCGTAGCGTTAACACCTACAACCTGAACTTTGTTATACAACTGCTCTGAAGCGTAAACAACTTCTAGATCAGTGAAGGGAATACCTGTACCGTTACCGTAGGCTGTCCCCTGGCTGTTTGCATCAGCAAAAGTTAGCACTGTAGGAGCAGTTATCGCAGAAGAAACGCTTGTCAACAACCCTGACTGACTTGCATAAACATCGCCACTCCAAGCAACTTCATACGCTGTTGAAGCCGAAGAAGTATAAGGGTTATAAGTTCCGTCAAAATAGTTCACGCTAGTGCCTGCAGGCTCAACAATAAAACCATCACCATACACAGTGAAACTTGTTCCACCAGTAACGTTAGCGACAAACTGAACTCCGCCCACGCTAGAACCTGCAGCTGTCAAAGATGTCTGATAGTTGACCCATTGAGTTGTTGCAGTAGAAGAAACGGTTATTGCAGTTGAATCAGTTACAGCACCAGTGTTATCAAGTAGAAACGCACTGATGTTGTATGTCCCTGAAACGCCCCTAAGTGAACCTGCAAAAGTGTATGTCAAACCTGTTTCGTTGTATCTGCCAGGGTTGATGTCTTTGTATTCAAATCCAACAATAGAGTCTGCAGGGACATCAGGGTCAACAACAGTTCCACCACGCCACAACTGTCCACCATACAAGCTAGAAATCGCTGTAGTAGGTGAACCTATCAAACTCCAGCCTGTAAACAAGTTATCGTTACTGATAAGCGTGGCTGTGGCAGGGTAAGCAACAAAGTTGTATCGCATGGTATTAGTCCACGCATAGTTAGTGAAACTACGATCCTTCAGCTGCATCACTGCCGAAGCGTTGCTGTAAAAGTCCGCAGGTTCACTTCTAGCCACATTCTGCAAATAACTCAAAACATTATCGCCAGGCGAGTTCACATCATAGCCAAGCAAAGTCTGCCCACCACGAACGCCACCATACTCCACAGCTGCAAAACCGTTGTAGTTCATCACAGTCTTAATACGGTCAGAAGTGCTCTCAACCTGCCAAGCAGTGCCACCAGTGAAAGAAGCGTTGCTCACCCGATAAATCATGTCTAACGCTGTCAATGTAGCTGTAGCATCAAATCCTGAGTCTTCATAGTTGAAGTCCCAGTCTTGAATAAACCCTGTAAACCGTCTAACACCGTTGCTAGAGATACGGATACGTCCTGCAGGTTGAACCAGCGTGTAACCGCCAGAAACGTACCATAAAGGGCTAGAAGTGTTTAGTGGGTCAAACACACGATTATTGTTTACAAAAGTTATTGAAACGCTACCTGCACTAAAGTCATCAAGATTACGGTTGATACCACGATTTATAGAGATGTTTTGAACATACTGAGTAACGTCAATGTATGAACTAGATCCAAACTGTAACTCAACAAGGTAGCTAGGCAACGCCATAATCTGCCTACTTTACCAATTTAAACGGCAAGCTACCATTTTGTTTTACATACTTACCCAAAGTGTCAACAAGAACTTTAGGGTCACCACCCTGCACATTGATTGTTACATTATTTGGAGTTCCCCCAAAGTTGCTTTGAAGTCCAGAATATACACTTCCTATGTTTAAAAGAGGGTTTGTAACCTGAAGAAATGTTCTACCTATTTGATCAAAAAGATTCGGTTGAACAGTTGTAGGCTTACCATCCTTGCCCTTAGCACCAGGCAGAGATTCACTTTTACCCAGCAACTTATCTAAAGCATCTCCAGCATTATTGATTCCATTAGTAATGTCTTCTATTAAATCAAAGAAGGAGTGTAAATCATTCATCAATGGCATCGCATTAGCTTCTAGCGAAAACAGATTTGAAATTATTGTACCAAGATTTACAACAGTGTCAGATAAACCTGTAACAGTATCTTTTACCTGAACAAAGACCTGCCCTGCTTCAGTCTTAGGGTTAGACACATCTTCAAGAAACTTACCTACCTGATCTATAGCTCCACCAGGCTTCATCATCGTGTCAATAAAATCTAGAATGTAAGGCAGAATAATGCCACCCAGTTTCTCCTGCAACTCACCAAAGGCAACGTTCATACGAGCAAAAGGGTCTGCCTGCTCTTCAGCTGCACCCTTTACTGTTTTAGTCAAATCGCTAATAATGTCTTTAGATTTAGACAGTTCAGGGAACATACGCTTTAGGGAAGTCGTATTTCCGTTAAATGCTTTGGCTAACGCAGTGCTCACAGACTCTAAAGGCCTACCTGAAACAGCACTAGCATCTAACGCCAACTTTAGTAATTCTTGTGACTTCGCTGTTGAACCTGTCGCTCTCGCAAGACGTGCCTGAGCAGGTCTTAACTGATCGTCAGCGATACCTACCTGCATAGCCAAGGTATCTATGAACTTGTTGTTTGCTGCAACCTGTTTATCTGTAGCGTTAGCGTTACGAGTCAACTGATTGTTTAGCAACTGCATAGACTTCGCATCAATAGAAGCAGCCTTAGCTGCATCCAACAAGCCATCAGTAACAGCCTGCAAACTTAAACCAATACCAAGAGCACCAAAAGCCTTAGTTAGCCCACTGAAGCCTGACTTGGCTTTTCTTATGCCTGAGTCATCAAACTTAGATAACAGTTTTACAATGACAGCCATTAGTTCAACTTCCTATTTACCATGCGAGCATACTTATCAATAACTAATTTTATCTTACGCTCAGCATTAGGCAGAGATTTCTCAACTGCAGGATAAACAAAGTTGTTGTTGTCACGTTCACGCAACTTGTTCACCATAGTTTGGCCCTGGGAAGTGACTCTGTGTCGCCTAGTGCCATCTTTGTAGGCGTACTCATTTGTTACAGGCTTAGCTTTACGCATGTTGCCCTTACCAGCCACATCTGCAATAGCAGTCATAGGTGAGTTCACCCAGATAGAAACTAAAGGCGTGATAGCTCTAGTTCTGGAACGCCCTGCACGAAACTTTGCAACAACACTATCTGCCTTCTTACCTGCACCCCAAGCAAGTCTTCCGCTGTTGTTTGTTTGACTCATACCTGATAAAGGGGCAGTGCTAGGGATAACTCTACGAATAGCAGCGATAAGGGGTTTAGCAGGTTCTTTAGCTTCACGAACCATTTGACGTTTCAAGCCAGGTTCTAACTCATTTAGTTGCCTAGTTAGTTCACGAATGTTGTAAACAACTGTTGCCTGATCTTGTTGTGCAGCCCAAAGCTCTTTCATCCTAGCCATGACTATTCACCGCCCCTTTGATGCTGTAAAGCAAACAACATAGTATTTATCATCCGATCAGTTTCGTTCATCAACACTGAAGGGGCTATACCTGTTGCAACTGCAAGATTCGCAATCATCCAGTGATACGAATCAACACCTAAAGCATTTAGCCTTTTGGGTCTGTAACCTCAACTTTGGCAACAAGTTCAATCCAGCCATCAAAGTCTTCACCAGTTTTCTTGAGCCTAGTTACAGCAAGCCAAGCAAGATACAGCAAGTGTGTAACCTTCTCCAGCTTGTCTATACCAAGGTTGAAGCGGTCTTCCCATTTCACGATGTCCCCTGCAGAAGATAGAACATCTACAACAGTTCCATCAGTCAACTCTATGCGTAGGTTTAGTTGATTCATTAGGCTGTGGCTCTCGAAACTGCCCCAGTTGTAGGCCATGTAACAGAGAACGTAGCTAGGTCACCGATAGTGCCGCTCACAGGGGTTAGATCTAGCACTGTGCAGATGGCTGTGTAGCTCGGATTTGAAGTTCCTACAGCTGAAGAACTAGGTCTAATCACAACTGTTGCGTTAGTGCCTAGAAGTGGCCACAAAGTAGCATCAACAGTAGCTGCAGCATAGTCTTG